TTCTCTCTTCTTTCTGCTTCTCTCATCTTACGAGTTAGTTTCGCAATACGAGCTTGAACACCTTTACTGTAGTCCTCTAAGCTTTCATCCTTCTTTTCGTCTAACTTTGTTTCTCTTTCGTTTTCAAATGTTTTATCTGTTCCTTGTTCCGTTGTTTCTTCTTTCGGCGATTCGGTTTCTACAACCGACTCGTCTTTTGCTTCTTCGATATCTATTGTAGCATCGGGACCCGATGTATCAATATCTACCATTTTCTTTTCTTCTTCTGGCATAGTTACTCCTTCCTATGATTAAAACTCATGCAAGATGTCCTCTGGACTATCAATTGTTGCTAACACTTCATCGTCGTTTAGCAGACGAATCTCTCCACCATCTATTTTGATTCGACTGCCTGCATATCTTGCAAACATAATCCAATCATTGACCTTGCACCATGGTCCGTCAGGATATCTCTCCTTATCCCTATAACAATCTGGACCCATAGCGAGAACTAAACCACATTGAGATGCAACTTGTTGCTTCTCTAAAGTAGATTCAGCTAATACTAATCCACCTTTAGTTTTTTCTTTCATCTTAAAAGGTAAAACTAAAAGTCTCCAACCCGTTGGTTTTGGAATTTTTGCTTCTTCTTTTTTCTCTGATTTTTTTACACCAATTAGATCATTGTTTGGTGTTAATATTGATGACTGTTCCTTTTTCATTTTGCTCCTTATCATTCAGCAGGTTAGAGAGTTCCTGTCTCACGGCTTCGAGGCCGTTTATTTGTCCTATTATATATCTATACTTCTCCATATTGTCAACACTACCAGATGTGACTGATATAGATAAAGCTTCTACTCTGGTATCTATGAACCTAAGTATTTTTGTTATGACGTTTTCTAATTGCATCTTTTCCTTTCTTAGCGATAGAAGCAACTTGAGTTTTACCCATCACTTTAGCTCTTTGCTCCATTACCGTTAGTATTTGTATTTTTCTTGCAAACGGTTTGTTTACACGTTTGACTTTTGCAACAGTTGCTCTTGCATCTGAGGGTGTCGCAAATTTTATTTTAACTGTATCTCTAGGATTTTCGTCTGTGTAAAGTCTTCTACCAGATCCTTTTGGTTTTTTACCTGTTCCAGTTTTTGGGTCTGCCATTTAACATTTCCATCTTCTACGAGCCTGTCTTAGTCTTGAATTAGGATCGGCTGCAGCTTTTGGAAATTTTTTCATTTGACCGAGTGATCTCGCACAAAATGATTTACGTCTTTTAGCAGCTTTTGATCCTGGTTTGACCTTGCCAGTGACCGCTGTTTTTAGTTTACTGCCAGGATTTTCTCTTCTGTATCGGGCGACCCCAGCTTTTGTCATCCCTGCTCCAGACTTTGTAGATCTGAAATACTTTTTAGTTTTAGGTGGTTGCTTATCTTGTCTTCGCATTTTTCTTTTTAGCGAATGTTGCAGCTCTACTAGGTGTAGGGCCTGTATTCGCTACTGCTTGTTTTCTTCTTACGGCACCCGCACGTTGCCCTTTGGACATCGCTCTTGCTTTTGCAATGGGCACGCATTTTGGATAATTTTTTCTTTTTTCTCCACCACTTCTTCCACACTTCGGGTATGAGCCATCTTTTCGCTTGTTCGCAATATCGACCCAGTTTTGTTTGACCCATTCTCTAAGTCCTCCGCCTTTTGAATAATAGGTCCTCACTAGACCATCCTAGTTTTTTTCTTTTTCTCTTTCATGATAGCGCCACAACCTTTTGCTACAGCACCACCTTTACTATACATAGCTCTATCCATCATCATTCCGCCACCCATAGCTTTTTTTCTATTCTTCTTTTTACCACCTGGTGTAACTTTACCACTGCACACAGCTGATGCATACATGTTTGCATATGCCGAAGGATAGACCTTGAACTTTCGCTTCGCTGCCGCTTTACCTCTAGGACATAGTTTTGCCATTATACAAACCTCTTTTTATTTTTTTTCTTAACAGCTTTATCCATTGGAGACTCAGATTTTTTAGCCATCGTTTTTTTCTTTTTACCTTTTGGTAATACACCTCTACCAATTAAAACATCTGCAAAAGTTGTTTTACCATCTTTATTTAAATCAGGAAACGTTCCACGTTTTAAACCAACTCTTCCACCTTTGTTAAATTTTCTTCCTTTAGAAGCCTCAAACATTTCCTCTGATTTTTTATTTCTTTTTTTTACGCTTTCTTTTGTTACGTTTCTTCTATTTGGATCAAAAGTAAATCTCCCTTTACTAAACTGAGGATTTTTAATTTCAAAATTGGTTTGATCCACCAGCGCTTTAGTAGCTCTAGCTTTTTGATCTAAAATTTTTACATCTCTAGTAAGTTTATCTAATTGACTTTTAGGAACATTTGCACCAATATTTTTAATTGCTTCACCAGAACCTTTTCTACCTTTAAAAGCTTTTTTAATAGGTTCAAAGAAAGCTTTTTTTGCTGTATTATATAATTTAGACATTATTTTTTTCCTCCGCCGTTTCTAAAAATTTGTGTACCCTTTATACCATAAATCGACGCCACTACAAGGATCCACAAATTTGTGAACCATGACGGCAGCTGCGAGAACATATCAAAGAACAATTTTACTTTGTCCATTGCAGTTGGGTCATCCGATATCACTGCCCAAGCAAGCACCAACACGGGCAAACTTAAAATTATCAAAACTGCCTCGTCTTTCCAGTCTGATTGTCTAGCTTCTAGCAATTTACCCTGGTAAGCTTCCTCACCACGAGCTTGTCGTTCAGCATGCAGCAACTGTGCATCTGACATTGCCATTTTTGCCTTCTGCTTGTTAGCGTATATTTTACTTCCAGCAGAGACGGCTAATTTAATCGCCGATAACCACATAATTAGTACGCTTTAGAGTTTCTTTTCTTTTCTGCTAACATTCTTTTCTGACCGCCAACTGGCATTTCAGGTTTTCCTGTAGCAATATAGTTAAATGCTTGGTCTGCAGTAGTTTTTGATCTAGGATCAATCTCAATGCTTTGTTCTGCAACTTTTACATCTTTGATTTTGTCAAGTTTTTGCATTTTTTGCTCCTTTTATTAATTATCGTCTATCATAACTTGTGCTTTTTGTACACCAGTCTTTGCAAGACTTACTCCAGCACGTAATTTAGCTAAATCTTCGTTCTGTTCCATCTTATCTTCAGCTATTTCTTGTGCTTGCATCAATTTTGCTCTGTTTAAATCGTTTTGAGCTTCGTCTTGTTTCATTTTTCGCTCGTTTTCCATCGCTCTAAGGTCAACTTCACGTGATTTTAGTTTTAATAACGGGTCAGAATCAAATTGAGAAGTAATTTTGTTCTCTTCTTTCATAAATTCTTCTGTCATTTCAGCAATCAACACTGCTTTTCTTGATTCAACTTGGTTTGTAAGCATTTGTAACTGTTGTTGAACCTGTGGATCCATAGCAGCCATCTGTTGCATCTGTTGCATTTGCACTAATTGCTCTCTAAACTCTAATTGAACTTGTTCTTGAGCCATAATTGAGATGTGTTCAAGTATATTTTTCTGTATTGCAGCCATAACCATAGGATTATTTCTTACCATGTTGACAGACATGAAGTTTAAGTGAGCTGTAATGTGTGCTCTATGGTCTTGACCAGGAAAAGCTTGAAAAGGTTTACCAGCTAAAGCATTAAT